ACGGTCCCGGAAAAGCCATTAGATCCCCAAACCTGCCGCTCGTCGCCTAAGTGCGTCCTGTTTAGCAGCACTCTTTTCTAGGTCGAGTTGACGCAAGAAGTTAGTACGCTGCATAGACAAATCGCCGAGCTTGTCAGATTGACCAGTCTGGAGATTCTTCATCTTTTCGTTAAAGCCTGTGTTGTAATCGCCAAGAGCCTTAGCGAATACTCCGGAGTGTAGAATACCACGTCCGGCAAAATCATTCTGCTGATCGATACGGTCCTGTGTTCCCTGTCTATTCAGGGATCGTGTCATGTCCGCATAGTCACGCTTAGTAGAACCAGTCTGTCGGTTATACTGTGAATTATAATCCGACAGAGACTTCTGGAAATTGGCAAGCTGTTGCTGATAGGTAGTATCCCCAGCGAGCCATTTATCTAGAGGTCCAGCCACTACCCTCCTTGCTGCATTCCAAAGCCAGGATCGGAATTACCACCGAGACGATTGCTAATAGCTAGCTTTCGCCAGATACTTTCTGGACGGCCTCCACTTGAGGGCATTGTCTTACCCTTACGGGTAGGCAGTCCAGTAGCGCCACTAACCTTAACCTGGTTAGTCCCGATCTGATACGGAATAGCTGCACCAGCACCTACACCGTAATCAGATTGAGAGAAGCCCTTATCCGCTCCGAGAATACCTTGAGACTCATAAGAACGAGAGGCTACACCAGTCCTACCTCTCTTTTTAAGAGCAGCAAGTTCCTTCGCTACAGAGGACTGTGCCTTAACCTTATTCAGATTGTTTGTCTTATCTAGTCGGGCCTTAATCGCGTTCTCTTTTGCCATGATCGCATCACTGCGCATAGGCCCAGCAGGCTCCATTGGAGTTGCCATTAACTAAACACCCCCTTAGTGGCGTATCCCATTACCGCAGAGGCAGTAGGATTACCCTGGTCACCGGCTTTCATTCGCCGCTGAATAGCGTTCATCCTAGCCTTAGCTCTATTATCTCGTTCTGCATAGCCTTCAGGACTTGCAACAGGCCCAATAGTCGGCATAGCCCTACCAGCGCCGTAATGCTTATTTCCAGCCGCATATGGATTAAACGGCTTCATTCCTGGCGCTGGCTGGGGTACCTGACTATTTCCGAAAAGGTCTGCAATCATTAGCTCACCGCCTTAGGTACGACCTGCTTTATCGCGATGAAAGCCGTTATAGTGTAAAGAGAAGCCTCGCCATCAGTAGTATTGCCCACTGTAGCCATATCTACTCTAAACTGAAGGAGTCTGAATCTAAGCGATTTGGGGAATCTAACAAACTTGATCTGTTTACCAGTACCGGTAGGTGATAGCTGTGTAGTTGTTGGTAGAGCAGTTACTGGATAATCCCAGGTTCCTAGCTCATGCCAATGCTTAGTCGCTAGCTGGTCCCACGTTACCTTATAGGCCACTGAGAAGGGAATTAGGGTTCCCGTTATTTCTCGACCAGTGTAGCAGTCCACGCCCCAATGCAGCAAGCGCTTAAATCGGTGACCCATACCTACGTCGAACTGTTTTGTAACCATGCGCAATTTAATGTCAGAGGTTAGAAAAGCTATCTCACCGCGTTCGGTATTCGAGATTTCATATCGGTCTTCCATTTTGAATAGCTTAAAGTACATCTTCCATGCGCCTGATGTACCTGGCCCAAAACCATCCATGCCTTTAATTAGCGATGAGCCCGCAACGTACGTGTTGAACCCCTGTAGCAGGTCCGTGTTCGTGTTGTCGAGCTTCATGATTGGGCCAATGTAGTGAATATTTGTGTCTTGTGACTCCCAACGCGTCCATGCTCGGAGGCGAAGGTGGTATACATAGAGACGGTTGTAAAACCTGACAACGGCCCGGTCGCCTACAACCCTAAGCCAAAATGGATATTTAAAAGCCTGACCACCAGCGCTATACGGCGGTGCAGTGGGCACTGTATTGTCATACTCAAAAGGTATCTTAACGCTAACCCGAACAAAGTCGTAGTTAGACATTTCGTAGACTTGGTTATACTTGAGTAGAAATATCGAATTCTCGTAAACATCTACACAGTTACGACCCTGGACACCAATGTCACCATTTACCAACTGCAATACTGCCTGGGCCGGGCCGGTGTCATAAGTCAGTACGTAAGTAGCGCTGTCCTTGAAGATAACAATATTGTCCTGGTAGACGACCAATTCGTTTACGGCGTCGCCATCACCAGCATTGATATCAAAAAAGTTAGTTCCAGGCCAACTATCAAAAGTAGCCAGGTCACTAAAAAACACCCTGGAATCCAGCGTTTCATTACGTCTTCCACCAATCCACAAACGGTCTTTGTAGACTACGGAAGCGTAACCCATAGGCATAGAGGGGACAATAGTTACAAGTCCTCCTCCAAGGTCATACGTACAGCCCACTCCGGGATTACCAATATCAGGTACGAGATACAGATCATTAGCGTACCTATGTGCTTTACTATGGACACCGTCAGCGATTTTCGCAAGAAGGCCCGCATTTACACCATCTACATAATAGATATAGGAAGCCGCGGCACCAGTATGCGTGCTATTAACAATGATATAGCGGTCGCCCTCAAAGGAACCAGTACCGATAATAATCTGAGAAGAGTCAGGAGGGTTAGCCCCTGTAGCAGAGCTAATGGTAAACTGTCCGTTCAATGTACTCCACGGTGGCCGAGAAGTAAGCGCACCGTCCAGAGTAATATCGAAGTTACGGCAGTCTGACAGTTCGTTATCAGCAATCTTAGACGGATCGCTGTAAGTGTTAATGCCACCGTTAAACGGGCCGAGACTCATCTCACGAGTGGCAAAGAAATAACGACCAAGGGGGTTACGACTGTAGTTAACCATCAGGCATAACCTCCCCAATCTCCCCAGGTCTCATCTTGAGGCAGGACTGTAATACGAGGATAGTATTCCTGAGCTGTCCACTTATTACGATCCTGCAATTTCTGGAGATCCTGCTTAGCAGCACCATCCATCATCTGTGCCTTAGTCGGGTCTTCATCGAGCATATATGCCTGCTGTAGCACCATCTTAACTACAGCATTATGATACTGAAGAGGTACACTCAAAGCATCAGCAAGTGTCGCTACAGGGGCTGGATGCTTAATGTAGTAGATGTTAAGGCCACCGGTAAGACTGGCCTGAGGCTTAGGGAATACTGTAATCTTCTGATTCCACACCATAAAGATCTCGGGAACACCGGGACCATAGGGTGCAATACCAGTCGGAGCAGTAAACCCATCTACATACTCATTAAACTCTGCGAAGGACATTACCTTCAGCCGAAATCCGTTATACTTCAGGCTACGCAGAACACTAAAATCGGCCGGCACGTCATAATCAGCCTGATTAGCTACGATGTCTGCTGTAGCCGAAGCTTCCATTAGCCCCACATTTTCGAGGCCAATCTGTTCCTGAGCGTCGTTAATCCAGCGGATAATATCATCATCCGTAATCTGGACTCCGGACTCATCTCCAAACGTACGTTTTACGCGCGTTGCGACGTCCTGGACGTTCAAGGTCTATCAACTCCCCCGCCGAATTCTTAAAGCGGTAGTAGGACTTGTTATTACGGATAACAGACTGCGCCATTTCGTGCGCTTCCATCCGCTTCTCTTCGTCTTCTTTAGCCCTAGCGAGTTCCAGAGCCTTATTGTAGTTATCTATGTAGCTGAGTTTGTTCGGCGAGCTTCGTTGGTCAGCTTCAAATACCTTAGCCAACAATCGCTCATCAGCTTCTTCTGAGAAGCAGACTGCATATGGAGGTCGGCCATCGGGAAAACATACGACTCGGAAGGCCAAATCAGTGGCACTCCGCTTATCTGGCGGGATCCATTGGAGTTGGAGGCTGGGATCATAGTCCTGAAGTATTTCGTTAATCCGTACTTGCTTAGCACTTACAAAGTGACCATCGACAGGGAAGTAGAAGTTCCCGTTAAATAGCTTCGATTCAAGTTTCATTACAGAATCCTCGTAGCAGTAAGCTGAGCGCGATAGATCGCACCGGCAGACCCGGCCGTAATATTGTTCACAGTAAGGTTACCCGCAGCCGCAGCGAATACCCTACAGCGGAAGGGGCTATTAACCCAACCATTCACGGCTACAGGGGAGCTAAGCTTATCCGTTACCGCAACACCTCCAAAAAGAAGCTGGAAGTTATCTGCGGTAGTAGCTTCTGCTGTAGCGCCAAATCCGATCAGAACTTCTACATCGTAATAAGCTCCAGCCTCTAGAGCCACCGTTACAAGCGCGGTGTTAGCTCCAGGAGCAGTAGTAGTTCTACCCTGACTAAGCGAGGTAGCAGTTACGTTTACAAAAGTACCACTCATCAAGTCTCCTCGGGAAATAAAAGAGCGGCTACAGGGGATATTCCTGTAGCCGCTCCCCTATGGGCTAAGCGAATTAGCTCTCGGTAACATCCTTCATAACACCGTGAGTGTTACGACGGTGAGTACCGAGCTGCATGTACTTGTAAAGCACAGCGTCGTAAGCATCGAAACCGATAACACGCTGCCACTTGTTACCGTCTCGGTCCATAAACGACCAGTCGCTCTCGCGATAGACCTTAAGTTCCTTCTCGTTCACGTAGTACATACGGTTAGGCTGGCAGTCCACGTCAGAAACCAGTGGAATATCGCCGTTATCCGTAGTGAATGCGAGGCCCGTAAAGCCACCACCAAAGTCCTTGGTGTTAGTGTAGCGTCGCTGCTGGTTAAGCAGGTTGAAGTAAGACCGACGAACACCAAGCGTCGTAAAGATGGCGGTAGTGTCGCCACCGTTGGTGTAAATGTCGTCGACCATCTTAATCATAAGCGACTCAGACAGCGCGCGGTTAGTACCACCGTTGTTGTTGTTAACCGACTTCCACGTCTTTTCGACAGCGGGGTCAAGGTTATAAACCGGGGTGGTGTCATCGATGATCTGCTGGAGACCGATAATCTCTCGGTTAAGAGAGCCGCGACGAACGGTAAGGTCACCGTTAGCGGTAGCAGATCCCGGAGCAACGTCGACAACGTAAGAAGTGTTCTTCGTAATCGACTGAATAGTAACACCAGCAGCCTGAGTCTTCAGGGTAGTACCGGTCGAGTCATAAATATCGATCAGCATACCGACTTCGAGGTACTGCGTGTTAGTGCAGGGAATAGTAACGGTGGTGTTAACACCCGTCACAGTTCCGAGGTTACCAACGGACGTACCGTAAACCTGACGGTTATAGTCCTTGGCCAAGTCTCGCTGAACGCCATTAACTTCCTCGTCAAGAACAGACGCGAAAGCCTGGAAGTTAGACTGTGCCAGTTCCATAGTCTGACCAGAAAGACGGATAGAACCGTACTGGTAGCTAAGGGAAACCTGCGCACGAGCATAACCCTGGTTCTGCGCGGTAGGCAGTGCCTCCATTTCGAGGCGGCTACCAATACCATGGTTACGCTTAGTGTGAATAGGGAAGACGACGTACTTACCGCCGACCTCAGAAGTAACACCCTCTGAAGTCTGCTCAATACGCTTAGACGTCTTCGTAAGATTCTGGAGCTGTTCACGAACGCGCGGCTCGTAAATCTCCTTGAGGATATTTGTTGCAGTAGTGAGCGTAGCGCCCATTAACCTCCGAATTACTGTTGCTGTGCTGCCTGAGCAAGCATTTGAGCTACGAGACTACGAGTGTCCTTAGAAGACAACTTCGTAGGATCTATTGCACCCGAGGGAATACCGCCGCCACCACTACCATTACCAAGCACAGTCGGAGCAAAAGGCTTAGGAGCAAGAGACTGCTTCATACTAACGAAAGCCTGTCCTGCATCTTCCGCAGACAAACCGTTCTGCATAAGAGCAAGGACATAACGCTCGTCGTAATCGCCGATCTTATCCTTAAGAGCGTTAAGCTCCTTGTCAAGATCTGCGTCTGCTGCCGCTGCCTGCTTGGCATTATTGTCGTTGATGACAACTTGTGCGAGGGTCTGAAGCAGACTCCCCTGGTCATTAATCTGGGACAAAAGCTTGGGGTCCAGATTAGCCAAAGGATCATCGTCGCCAGACTCACCATTATTGGCTACAGGGGAAGGCTGCTGTCCGAACTTGTAAGCTTCGGCGAGCGCATTGTAAACATTCTGCGGGTTATTCTGGACCTCGTACATCATACGAAG